GAGCTTATTCCTGAGCGTGCTGTTATCGGGGTGCGCGAAGCCGCAGCCAGTGCGAGAGGTGCTGGAAGTTCATCCGGTGCCAATACCGCCCAGCCTGCTGATTGACTGCTACGTTCCTGAGCTTCCAAAGGATCCCACCTTTGGCGACAGCGTAGAGCTGAACAACCGCCTGTACCTCTCAATAGAAAACTGCAACGGCCAGTTAAAGAGGATAAGGCAGGCGGAAAGGGAAAGGCAGGAAAGATAAAAAAGACCACCATGCTAACTGTCGGGGGTAAGGCATGGTGGCCAACCGCAAGTGCTGCGAATATCCGCATTAATAAATTTAGTTACAAGTTCACACATTTCAAAGTAATTAAGAATTTCCTCATATCTGACACAGCCTGACTCCGGTCGGGCTTTTTTGTACCCGCATTTCACCGCGCATTCTCCGCGCACATAAACCAAGAGCCTTTCGGGGTAGAGCTTGAGATAGGGCAGTGGTTATCGCTGACCGCTCTTGGGCTGCCTACATCTGGAGAACAGGCTCTATCACCAAAAGGTAAAAGCGATATGGAAAACACACTAGCTGTACTTTCATCTGTCGAAACCCCGACCATGAGCAGCCTTGAGATGGTCGATTACATCAATGCTGACAGAAAGTCCAAAGCTGAAGCGGCGGGCTTAAATTTCCCATGCAAGCAATACCGCAAGCTGGAACACCGTAGCCTTATGAAAAAGGTGCCAAAAGTTCTGGGAGATGCAGCTGCAATTTTTTTTGCAACTGACACGTATATCAACGGAACCGGCGGGAAGGTGGAGCGTGAAATATGTAACTTCCCCAAACGCGAAGCCTGCCTGATTGCAATGAGCTACAGCTACGAGCTTCAGGCTCAGGTGTTCGATCACATGACCGCGCTTGAAGGCAGCAAAGATATCAACCTTCTCGATTTTTCCGGACTGACTGAGCTGGCAATAGGTGAAATGCAAAACCGTGTCGCAGCCGCTGAGAAGTTCTCATTTGAAGAGCACGGTCAGACTGGTAGCGCGTTGATGACCCGGCGTAAGAAAGAGAAGAAGGCGATTAAGAAAGCAGAGCAACTGGTGAGAGACCTTATCCAATTCCGGTTGTGCGACATGGGCGACTTCCCTGATGGAGAGCCAGCATGACACCAGTCCAGTTCATTGAGAAGAATGTCATCTCTGAACTGGTGAAGCAGGGCTTCGATATTGATGTTGCACATATCGGAGCCCGTGAAGCGGTGAGCTACTATCACCGCTCATCTTCAGCCAGCGGCAAAAGCAAGATGTTCGATGATTGCCTGAACATTGCCAAAGCATGGGCGACAAAGTGCCAAGGCAAAAAGAAAAAGTGAGAGCCACTTTCACAACGGCTCTTTAGAATATTCTGCCAAGGTTACTAAATAGTGGCCTTCACAGAATAAAACTCCAATCCTGCAATTTACCGGTGCGAGATTTGCCGGGGATATATGCAGAATCCAAAAAACACACAGCATGAAGTTCTGATATGAGCAAGGTAACTGCATCTATCACAGTGAGAGCGCGGCGGTGGTTCGCTGCATTTATCTTCCTGATTGCCATTGCTGCCAAGTGCCGATTACTGAACGCGGTGCGATTTGAGCGTGCCTGCAATTTCGCTGGTGAGTACGGATTCAAGCACGAGGTGAAGTAATGAATATTCCTAGCTCTGAAAATAATAGCGGCAGTGTAAAGCGATTAGCAGATGATGAGATTAAGTGGCCTTCACTTGAAGACATGAAGGAGTTACGAAGTCAAGAGTACTTGGGTAATCCTCACGAATACTTTCGAGAGCAATACCTTTGCGATCCTCAGTTGTGGGGAAAAGAAGAGAAGAAGGATTAATCATGGCTAGGCCAACCAAGTACCAGAAGGCGTATGCCGAGCAGGCCCGCAAACTGTGCTTGCTTGGGTATACCGACGAGCAGCTTGCTGACTTCTTCGAGGTCGCAGTGTCAACGATCAGCAAATGGAAAAAAGACCACGCTGAGTTTTCGGAGGCCATAAAAAAGGGGAAAGACATTTCCGATGGAGAAGTCGCCAGTAGCCTGTTTCAACGAGCTATGGGTTACGTTGCGCCTGATGTCGATATCCGGGTCATAAATGACAAAATCGTGCAGACGAAAATCCAGAAACACTATCCACCTGACACAGCTGCTGCAATCTTCTGGCTGAAGAACCGGCAAAAGAAAACTTGGCGCGACAAAATCGACCACGGAATTGAGGGTGCTGATGGTGGCCCCGTGCAGGTGGTCAATTACACCTCAGCAGACTACGCAGCAGCCCAAAAGCAGCTTGAAGGAAAACTAACCGACCTGGATTAACCATATGAGCGAGATAATCGAATGGGAGGATTTAACCTTCCCGGAACGTGTTGTGCTCAAATCCAAGTCCACGAAGTCGTTTCTCAATTTTACCCGGCTGTGGTTCGAGCTGATACAGGGCGATAGGCTGCTGGTTAACTGGCATCACCGTCTGATGGCATCGAAGATTGATGACCTGCTGGCTGGCCGTCTATCGCCACGAAACCTTATTATCAACATCCCTCCGGGTGGTACGAAAACAGAATTCTTCTCTATCCATCTTCCTGCATACGTGAATGCACTGGTGCAGGAAAAACAGTTAAAACGCTTTCGCAACCTGAACATCTCTTTTGCTGACACGCTGGTTAAGCGCAATTCACGCCGCACCCGCGACATTATTGCAAGCCGGGAGTATCAGGAGTTCTGGCCGTGCTCGTTCGGCGTTAACCAGGCTGAAGAATGGGAAATTAAAGACGATCGCGGTCGCTCAATCGGGCAGACGGTATCGCGCTCCAGCAATGGACAAATCACCGGTGGTCGTGGCGGCTACTTCGGGCCTGAATTCTCCGGCATGGTTATGCTGGACGACTACAACAAGCCCGTTGACATGCTCAGTGAGTCGCGGCGTAACAGTGCTAACACGCTGCTGGTCAACACCATCCGCTCTCGTCGTGGTGATAAGTCCAAAGAGCACCCGACACCGTTCGTGAGCATTCAGCAGCGCCTGCACACTGACGACGCTACCGGATTCATGTTAGCAGGCGGCATGGGGGTGAAATTCCACCATGTCGCCATCCCGGCGATGATTGACGAAAAGTACATTCAGTCGCTGGCTGAGCCATGGCGCTCCCTGTGCTGGGAAACGGTTAAAGATACCGAGTCAGTAGTAGTTTCCGGGACGCGCTACTGGTCCTACTGGCCGCAGATGGAAGACGTTAACGACCTGCTCCAGTTGTGGGAGAAAGACCGTTATACCTTCCTTTCTCAGTATCAGCAGAACCCAATGGCGCTCACTGGCGGCATCATCGAAACCGACTGGTTCCAGACCTACACTACGCTACCAAAACTCACCCATCGCTCCGTGTACGTCGATACAAACAGCGGGAAGGTTGAGGACTGGCTCGACTACACCGTGTTCACGCTGGCTGGCATGGGTGTAGATGGCAACCTCTACATCATCGACGTGGTTCGTGGCCGCTGGGACCCGGAAGACCTGCTGAAGAAGGCAGAGGAAGTCTGGCTGAAGTGGAGTACCAGCGGATCACTAAGAATTATGCCCATGCGCCACATGGCTATCGAAGAAAAGCAAGCCGGTCAGGGGCTGATTACTACGCTGAAGAAGCGCAGTGCAACGCCGGGCCAGATGAGCATCCCCGTTAAAGAAATTCCACGCGGCACCGGACAGAACAAACTTGTTCGCTGCCTCAACGTCATCCCACAGATAAAGACCGGGAAAGTCTATGTGCCTGAAACGCATAACAGCGAGGGCGCGGTGATTTCTCACGTCTATTACGAAGATGGCTCGATAGCCGGTAGCACCGAATGGGTGCTCACTGCAATGACCGAATGCGCAGCGTTCTCTGCTGATGACAGCCACGACAACGACGACATTCTGGACACATGGATGGACGCTATCGACGACAACCTGATATCAGGGCGTATGCCGATGACCATCGACCCAAGCCAACTCGGGAGAATTTAAGTGTGGCCGTTTAAAAAGAAACAAATCGCCACACCAGAGGTGGCAAAAGAGCCTGAAAAGGTTCGCCAGTCAATCCGGGCTGAAGCAGTAGCGGAAATCACGCCAAAGGCCCCGCGCGAGTTCCAACGTTACGAGCCGCCGAAGGGTGTTATCCCTGAGGCTATACGCTCTGCTGTGCTGGCGATGGACTCATGTGACTACGGGGCAATGAATGACGCATACCGTATGGGCTATAGCTACGGCGACCTGGACTCATTCCCCGGCTATCCGTATCTGTCAATGATGGCGCAGAAGCCAGAATACAGGAAGATGGTCGGCACCCTCGCTGAAGAAATGACGCGTAAGTTTATCAAGCTGAAAACGGTCGGCGATGATGACCTGTCGGAGCGAGTAAAGCTGCTTAATAGCGCGCTGGAGAAATTTCAGGTTCGTGAGCGTTTTAAAGAGGCGGCAGAGCACGACGGGTACTTTGGTGGCGGTCAGATTTATATCGACGTGAAATCAGCTCGTAATGTGTCGGCGTGGACTGATGACACGGAGCTTCAGTCGAAGCTGTTTGTCAGCCCCAAGAAGATACCCAAAGGCAGCCTGAACGGTTTTCTGGTAATTGAACCGGTATGGACCTACCCGGGCGTATACAATGCGCAGAATCCCCTGAGCAAGGACTTCTATAAGCCCTCGCAGTGGTTCGTAATGGGTAAGACGGTCGATGCCAGTCGCATGATTGATTTCGTGTCGCGGCAGGTGCCGGACCTGCTGAAGGCGTCCTACAACTTTCGCGGCCTTTCTCTTGTGCAGATCGCTGAGCCGTATGTGAATAACTGGCTTCGGACCCGCGACAGCGTTAGCGATATGATCCACTCGTTCTCTGTGCCGGTGCTCAGCACCAATATGGGGAACATTCTCACCGGAGGGTCAGCGGACACACTGCTTTATCGCCTGCAGATGTTCAACAACTGCCGGGATAACCGTGGCGCGTTCGCTGTAGACAATGACCCCGCAAAACCGGAGGGGATGGAGTTCAAAAACGCCCCCCTTTCCGGGCTGGATACATTGCAGGCTCAGTCTCAGGAACACATGTCGGCAGTTTCAGGCATTCCCCTGGTTAAGCTGCTTGGCATCACACCTAATGGGCTCAACGCCTCATCTGACGGCGAGATTCGCGTCTTCTATGACTACATCCACTCCCTGCAACAAGCCATGTTTAAAGAGCCGCTTAAGCGCGTTCTGGACATCATCCAGCTGTCAGAGTTTGGCGACATTGACCCGGACATCTACTTCGAGTTCGAACCGCTGTACGAGATGAGCGCGAAAGAAAAAGCTGAGATTCGCAAAATCGACGCTGACACTGACGCGGTTTATGTCACTAACAGCATCATGGCGGGTGGAGAAATTCGCCAGAAAGTTGCTGACGACCCTGACTCCCCTTATCACTCACTGGATTTAAGCGATGACATCGAAATCGAAGAAAGCGAGTTCGACGAAGAGGAAGAGTCAGAACCTGACGACGATAAGCCCGACAAGGCCTAACGCCGGAGTGGAGGCGTGGTATCGCAGGCAGCTTGATAACCATGTCCGGGCAATGCAGAAGTCTGTTGTCTACTGGCTGTCCGCTAACTACAAAGCAAGCGGCGCAGCAGTAGCAATGGACGCATCCCCGGCAGTGCTCCTCCGTGAAGCGATGCGGAAGTTGACCAGGCGCTGGACAAAGGCGTTTGATGAAATTGCGCAGAAACTGGCTGCACGATTCGCCGGTGATGCAATGCAAAACACAGACGTATCGCTGAGCAATGCTCTAAAGGCGGCAGGATTAACCATTGAGTTCAAAATGTCCGCGCCGATGAACAACGCGTTACAGGCAACCATCACCGAAAACGTCGGGCTTATTCGATCCATTCCGGAGAAGTATTTCACCGAGGTGGAAGGGTTGGTTATGCGCTCTGTGGCCCGAGGCCGTGACCTTTCTTATCTTACTGATGAATTGCAGAAGCGGTACGGCATTACTCGTCGGCGTGCAGCTCTCATCGCACGTGACCAGAACAACAAAGCTACCTCAGTAATGCAGGCAGCCCGACAAAAGTCGCTCGGAATTACTCAGGGCATCTGGCGACACTCCCACGCAGGTAAAGAGCCTCGACCGTCGCACGTTAAAGCGGATGGCAAAGTGTTCGACCTCGACAAGGGAATGTTTCTCGATGGTAAGTGGGTGATGCCTGGTGAGGAAATTAACTGCCGTTGCACCTGGAGCGCCGTCCTTCCCGGCCTGAACTAAACGAGAGAAATATGAAACCTACTGAACGGTTGGCATTCGACCGCGCTTCAGTGCGCACAATCGACGGCAACGGGCGGCTTCAGATAGCGAAAACAAACATCAGCAAGGCCAATGTGTGCCCCTATTACGGGAGAGAAATACCCAAGCATAAAGAGCTTGGCCTTGACCCGGATAGAATTTACCAGCTCTGGCGACACCCTGATGAATTAAAGAAAGCCGCTCACACCTTTAACAATATCCCCGTTCTTGACCGTCATATTCCCGACTTTCCCGCTGATCCACCTCGTAAATTCCGCGTAGGTGCGACTCACTCCAACTGTGAGTTTGACGGGACGTATCTGACTGTCGGAATGACCATCTATGACAACTCTGCAATGGCAGGTATAGAGACGGGAGAGCAAAGAGAATTGTCTGCATCGTATCAGTACGTCGCAGATATGACCCCCGGTGCTACGCCTGATGGTGTGCCGTATGACGGCATCATGCGCGACATCGTGGGGAATCATGAGGCGCTGGTCGAAGAGGGCCGCGCAGGTAGCGACGTACTGGTCGCTGATTCACTACCCCCGGAGTTAAGACACATGAGCAAACGCAAAGCTGCGGCTATTCGCGCCACACTGAAGCCGTTACTGGCAGCAGACGCGGATTTGGAAGCTGAGGTGCGTAAAGCGCTTCTGGCACTCGACGAAGCCGACAAGGAAGACGAGAAAGACAAAAAAACGGCTGACGACGAAGACGATGACAAGGACGACGATAAAAAGAAAACCGCCGACGACTCGGATGACGATGACGACGACGAGAAGAAAAAGACCGCTGACGACGAAGACGACGATAAAGACGAAAAGGTTTCCAAAACAGCAATGGACTCCGCTATTCGCCTGGCCGCCGACAGCGCACGTAAGCAGGCAAACGCAGACAACCGCAAGCTGCGCGAAGCTGAGCTGGCTGTCCGTCCGCTGATTGGTGATGTGGTTGCGATGGACTCTGCTGAAGATGTCTACCGCACCGCCTTGGAGCAGTCTGGCGTTGATATCGACGGCGTTCACCCGTCAGCCTTCCCGTCACTGGTTCGCATGGCTATCAGTCAGAAAGAAAATTCACGTTCTGCGCCACTGGCCCAGGACTCCTCAACGGTTGGCGACTTCGAGTCTCGCTATCCGACCGCTGGCAAACTGAAACGAGGTTTCTGAAATGGCAGGTTTCCAGAATGTAATTAATCAGTATCAGGCACCCGGAGTTGAAGGCGGATTTGCCAGCACCAACCCGCACGCAACGTTTCTCGCTGGAGAGGGCGCGCTGGTTGCAGGTGACGCAGGCGTAACTATTGGCCGGTTCGCGTGGGTAGTTGATGGCGTGGCATCAAATGCAGGCAATGGCGCACCGTCTGGCTTCGTTCATCGCGACGGGCAGGCATCGATCACCGTGTGGCTGGCAGAAGCATCCAACCTCGTTCAGCCTGGCCGCGAAATCACCCTCATGACCGCTGGTGACTTCTGGGCGCGAACTTCTACCGCTGCTACTCGCGGGCAGAAAATCTTCGCATCATTGACCACAGGGCAGGTCCAGACAGCAGCCGCTGGCGCAACTGTGGCCGGTTATATCGAGACAGAATACAAAGTAGCTAACACCTGTGATGCAGGCGAACTCGTCAAAATGAGCACCTGGAGCAACTGATGAATCAATTTCAGAAAGATTACAGCCTGGCATCAGGCAAGTACGGCATTGTTCTGCGTGATCCGAGCCGATCACAGTATCTGGAAGAAAAGTATGCCAACGACTTCCAGCTGGCTTCTGATGCGCAGCCAAACATGGTTACAACCGGCAACTCCGGCATTCCTGCGTACTTCACCAACTACGTTGATCCTGAGCTAATCCGAGTGCTGGTTACTCCGATGAAAGCCGCGCAGATTTATGGCGAGGTTAAAAAAGGCGACTGGACCACGCTAACGGCGCAATTCCCTATTGTAGAAAGCACTGGTGAAGTCAGCTCCTACGGCGACTTCAACAACAACGGCATGGTTAACGCGAATGTTAACTGGGTGCCGCGTCAGTCATACCACTACCAGACGCACACGCGTTGGGGAGAGCGCGAGCTTGATATGTACGGCGCAGCACGCATCGGCTATGCCGCAGAGCTGAATGTGGCTTCGGCTTTGGTGCTTAACAAGTTCCAGAATAAATCCTACTTCTTTGGGATTGACGGACTGGAGAACTATGGGTCACTGAACGACCCAGGGCTACAGCCATCAGTAACGCCAGCCGCAACAGGAGCGGGAGGTGCTATCGATTGGGACTCAAAAGATGGGCAGGCAGTCTATGACGACATCTCAGGCCGCCTCTGGAAGCAACTGGTTACCCAAACAAAAGGGCTGGTTGAGCGTACCGACCGAATCAAGATGGGAATGTCTCCAACGGCTGAGGTCAATCTGACCAAAACCAACATGTACAACGTGAACGTTTCAGACCTGCTGAAGAAAAACTTCCCAAATCTCACGATTGAGACAGCAGTTGAATACTCAACCGCAGCTGGCGAGATGGTCCAGATGATCGCCGAGCGCCTGGGTGAGCAGGACACAACCTACTCAGCGTTCACTGAAAAGATGCGTGCTCATGCCGTTGTGCCTGAAGAGTCAAGCTGGAAGCAGAAAAAATCCGGCGGCACTTGGGGAACAATCATCCGTCAACCGCTGGCAATCGCCACAATGCTGGGAGTTTAAAGAATGGCTGAAGTAGTAACTGTAGGGTGCAAACTCCCAAATGGCTTGCTGATTGATGTGGGTGGCAAGGTTGTTCACCTGCTGGGTGCTAACTCATCCAGCGTTATTGGCGGTTATGGCCTGACCGAAGGTGTCGATAAGGATTATTTCGATACCTGGCTGAAAGAACATGCTAACCAGCCATACGTAAAGGGTGAGCTGGTATTCGCGCAAGCCAAAACCAACAGCGCCCAATCCAAGGCATCCGAGAACGCAAAGGTGAAAACCGGCCTTGAAGGTCTTCCGCAGGATAAGCCTGTGGAAGGTGTGGTGAAGGATGAAGAGGCTATGAAGGCTAAGGGTTAATCATGGCTATCGTTGTTTTCGACATTGCAGCGTTCAGGGAGCGCTACCCGGAGTTCGCATCGGTAAGTGACAGCCTGCTAAACGCTTACTTTGTCGAGGCAACGGTTTACCTGAACAACACTGACTGTAGCCCGGTGAAGGATGTTGCGGTGCGTGCGGTTTACCTGAACATGCTGGTTGCTCATCTTGCCGCGCTTAATTCTGGCGTTAACGGTGAAAAGCCATCTGGTTTAGCCTGGGTGATGTGCAGAGCAACTCCGCCTCATGGTGGTATCTGCAAACGCCATACGGAGCGGCTTACTGGCAGGCTACAGCGCCTTATCGTCAGGCTATTTATGTGCCGGGCGGCTCCCCTTCAATGTATCCCTATCACTATAACCGCAGGGCTTACTGGCGGAGGTAACCATGACCACATTTAGCGGCGGTGAGGCTCTTGAGCGAAAGCTGAGGGAGCTTGCCGAAAAGCTGGGTGACGGGAAGGTGTTGCGCGTCGGGTTCCTTGAAGGTGCGACATATCCTGACGGCCAGCCGGTCGCTACGGTTGCGGCTTCTAATGAGTTTGGAAATCCGGCAAATAACCAGCCTCCACGCCCTTTCTTCAGGAACATGATAGCTGCCAAATCTCCCCAGTGGGCTGATGACTTGGCGAAGCTGGCTGAAGCCGGTGATTACGATGTCGAACTGTTCATGGGTCGCATGGGTGAGCACGTCAAAGGTCAGTTGCAGGAATCAATTCGCGAATTTACAGAGCCTGAGCTTTCGCCGGTAACGATAGCGAAAAAAGGGTTCAGTAAGCCGTTAATTGACACTTCACACATGCTCAACAGCGTGGACTATGAAGTTAAGGACGGCATCGAATGAACCTGAGAGGCATAGCTAACCGGGCCACCAGTGCTATCAATCCCAATGTCGCGGCAGTGTTCAAAGTCTACAGCGGCCACGTAACACTCCCCGGAGGCAAGCGCGAGCCATCCTACACCGATGTGCCGGTAACGGTGCAGTTGCAGGAGCTGTCTTCTACCGACCTGCGGCAGGTTGATGCGGTTAACATTCAGGGGATTTTGCGCACGGCATACCTGAATGGGAATTTCAGCGGCGTTAACCGACCGGAGCAAAAAGGTGGCGACATTTTGATGCTCGGGGAACAGAAGTGGCTGGTCGTGAAGGTCGTCGAGCTTTGGCCTGACTGGGTGAAAGTTATCGTTAATCAGCAGGTGACGTGATGGCAACAGTAAGCGTTAAAGAGCTGGACCTGCTAATCGCGTTACAGGCGTTCCTGATGGAGCTGACCGGCCTACCGATGGATAACGTGCTGGATGGTCAGCAAAACCTCACTCCGATGGCCACAGGCGATTTCATCATCATGACACCTATGCGCCACGAAGGACTGTCCACTAACCGTGTGCAGTTTGACGATAACGGCGTGTATGGCGAAGGTAAGGAACTAACGCAGCGCAGCATTCAATGGCCCTGCCAGATTGATTGCTACGGACCCGACGCCGCCGACTTCGCAACGATTATCGGCACGATGGTTCGCTCCGAATACGCATGTGAATGGTTCCGCAACAACAACAGCCCGTTAACCCCTCACTACTGCTCTGACCCGCATCAAACCACGATGATTAACGGTGAGCAGCAGTACGAAAGCCGCTGGACGATGGATTTTATCGGTCAGTTCAACCCAACCGTTACCACACGGCAGGACTTCTTTGACAGCGTGGCAGTAGGCGTTGTCGCAGCAGATTTAAAATACCCAACGGAGAGCGCTTAAATGCCAATCCCATTAC